GGTGTGCTCGTGGGTATCGCCGACACTCTTGCCATTGTGGAAGAGACCGGCGCTGTTGATATGGACGTTTCCACCCCCGGCGTCGATCGTGAAGTCCTGGCCGTTCAGAGTAAGCGTGACGGCACCCGACTGATCGGCCTTCAAGATGAATCCTGCAGCGGTCTGAAACACCATCTCGCCGGCTTGGGCGACTGGTGGCCGCTCCTGATCCGAGTGAAGCCGCGCTTTCATGTACGGGGCCTCTGGATCGCCATCATGGAAGCCGACAACAATCTGGTCGCCGATCTGCGGTCCGATCGCAATTCCGAAGCCATTCCCAACATGGGCGGTCCCGATTGGCATCCATCCGGTTTCAACACCTTCGGGCTGCAATTGTGCTTTCACAGCATGGCGATTTGGATCATAGGCGGTGATCGTCGCCGCCCGCTCCCGAGCCTGCCGACTAAGATGCTGGTCCACGATCCGGCGAACAAGATCCTCGATGTCGCCCGTCACGACTTGCTCCGCTTCTTGGATTTGGCCTTGGCCGAAACTGTCATCCGATAGCCGCCCTGCTGGCTCATCGAATGTTCGATCGAGGTGATCTCATGTTGCTGGTCATAAGCCGTGCCGGTCCCGCTGAGCTGCATCGCAAAGCGGGGCGTCACCGTCGGATCGCCGGGCATAGTCAGATCGAACATCAGTTCATGGCTGGTATTTTCAGCCAGTCGCTTTTCGGCAAGCTTTTGAACCTGATCGCCGGTCAGACCGGGCGGCGTATAATTGTAATTCAGCGGCTCCCCGGCACCCGTCGGCTCTGATGCCTGGTATTCATAGGTTTTGTTTTCCTTGTGATTCCAGCTTTGAACCTTGACATTGACCGGGCGCCCAAGGATCAGGTTCCTTGACGTCTTCAACGTCATGAAGTTGCCATTTGCATAGCTTGCGGGAGACGGCGGCACATAGACGACGTCCAGGACCGGCAATTGCTCGTCGATTGGCTTAAAATAGAGAGTGCCGGCCGTCATATAAGCCACCATGCCCGTCATGTCCGCGAGCTTCGTGATGACGGTCCATTCCGATTCCCGATTCGAGAGCTTGGCGTAATCGATCTGGAAGATCTTGCCGCTCTTGGATGGGACCGCATCCGCATCGACATTGATCCCGTGACGGCTGGCGATCTGCTGTACGATCTGATCCGGCGTCTGGTTGTTGAATTTCTCGGTCGACTTGCTGTCGATGAGAGCTGCAACCTTATCCCTACCCTGCACGCTCAAGATGCGCTGGCTAAAATCGTGACCGACCTTATCGACCTTTCCGTCGAAAACCTGCGTTGCGCCACTAAAGGCATCCGTTTGAAACTGGACCTGAACAGAGATATCCCCCTGCTCTGACCACCACGCTTCGTCCATATCGGCAGGAAGCGCGCCGAACGGGATCTCACAATGGAAAGTATCTGACTTGTGCGTCTTCGACATTTGGACATCGACGCTGATACAGTTCAGCGTCGAGCCATTCACGATGATGAAGGCCCGCGGCTGTCTGAGCGTCACGTCAAGCCCCCAGAATGCCGCCGTTTGAGGCGATCGAGGCCTGCGGAATGGTCAAAGTGACGATCCCAACGATCATCGGATCGGTGAGGCCATTTGCCTTTGCGATCTGATACCATTTGGTGGCGTCGCCGAGGTATTTCGCCGCTAAGACAAAGAGATTGCCGCCGGCCACCGTGACAACGCGATTGGTCGTCACGGCCGGAATAGAGCTTTGTGTGGCCATGCGTCATCCTTGCTGAAGCGCGAGGTTCTTGCCGATCAGGTCGATATTGTCTTTCGAGAACAGGGCTGCGGATTCATCCGCAGTGTTCTGCAACTGCGTCGTGATGAAAGATGCCATCTGTTGAGGATCGACGCCGGGCAGCGTACCGACCCCTACCCCAAGGGTCGCATCAAGGCCGGTGGCGATGCCATCGATCGTGGAAGACGCCGTGTAGACCGTCGATGAGACTGAAGCCAAAGTGGATGCCGATGCATCCTGAAGGGAGCCGACGGCGCTCACTGCACTTGAGACAGTCCCAACGGCCGCAGCGGTCGCCATCTGAGCAGAAGATGTGCCCCCAGCGGTAAAGGACGCCGCTACTGTTAATGCATTTCCGACAATGGTATCGATGCTGTCGACAATGGCGCCAAGGGCATCATTGATCGGATCGCTGACCACCGTGCAGGTGATACGATACGGGATTTCATAGGCGCGCTCGGGTTCAGCTTTGAAATCCGTAATCAGCACGATCAGGAACGTGCTCATGTAAGACAATGCGACCTGTGCGCCGGCCGCCCTCATGGCGTCGAGGGCTTGCGCGCGTTCCATGGCGTTCGGACCACGGAACCGACCCGACCAACTCGGATCGTCCGGATCTGGCCCCATTGCATCGACGACGCGATTGCCGCCGATCAGCTTATGGACGGTCGCATGTTGACGGCCGCCGAAGTTGATCTTTTCCGGGATTTCGAAATCCTGGAAAGTGATCCCGCCAAGGACGAGCTTTACCATAGTGGCCTCAGATGTAGCTTACGTCCGTCGGAGCAGGCATCGCCTGACCATCGAAGGTTGAAGATGAGCCAGACCATGAACCGTTGCGCGCCATATGCGTGCTGACGGCTTGCGCGAGACGCCGACCGTCTACGTTCAGTGCCGTGTGGACTGTCATCGGTTGGCCGCCATTGCCAGGAGGAACCCAGCTCGAGCGATTGAGGGAGCCGAGCTCATCCTTGCCGGGGTGAACTCCCGGCTCGATGAACTCGAACTGAGGCGTTCCAGGTGCGTTCGCCGATCCCGGTGGGCCTACGCCCGGTCCTCCAAGGATCGCCTTCTTGATCATGCTGGGGATCTGGCCCAACTGAGTGATGAAGGTCACAATCGCGTCATAAATGCCCTTAAAGACAGCTTGCATTTCCTGCCAATGGAACGCCACGATATCAGTGATAAGACCTCCGAGTGCTCCGATGCCTATCGCAATCGCGCCAGCCGGTCCTAGTGCCACGGCTGCAGCGACCACTGCAGCTATTCCCAATCCCGCCAAAGCGCCGCCGAGCACCACAAGGGCCTCTCCGATGATTTTAATGGTCTCCGGGTGGCCGTTCGCGAATGCGGTGAGCGTTTTCATCACATCTGCGATGGAGTTCATGACATTAACGGCCGCCGGCACCAGGGGCGAGCCAAGAGCCGTCAACAGGTTGTCCCACGAATTCTGGAAATTCCGCATCGCTGTGCTTGGATCGTTCTTTAGTAAATCGCCCGCGGCGCCGACCCCCTGTGCCTGTCCGACAATCCCCGCATCCTTATCGATCCGCTGATGTTCCAAAAGAAGGGTTGCAATTGCCTGCGCAGACGTTCGGTTGCCAAACATGCCGCCGAGAAGCTGGATCGCGCTTTCGTCGCCAGGCTTGACCTCATGCCCGAGCTTTGCCTCAACGAGCGGCTTGAAAACCTCTTGAGCCCATCGATATGGGTCTTTGGTCATCAGGTCGGCGCCCTTAACGGCGCCCGGATTGAACCCGCCCGGGTCTCCCTTCCCGTCATAGATGATCTTCGACGGGTCTTCGATAAGCCCCATATCGCTCATCTGCCCGAGAGACCGCTTCGTTACCTTGCCCTGCACTGCTGTTCCGAACAGGGACATCAATGCAGTACCTGTCTGCGAAGGTCCCATTTCCTGGATCATGGACGGCAGGTATTTCGTATAGAACTCCTCGTCCCAGCCCTTCGAGGCCAAACGACCGTACTGTGTCGCCTGCAGGAAGTCTTTCGGGGCAACCTTGCCGCCGGAAGCCGTAATGGCCTTGGTCATCTGATCGAAGTAGGACATGAACTGATCGGGCGATTGAAGCCCCTTCAGTTCGCCGGCGCGCGCCATCTCATAGACAGCGTCAGCGGCCTTATTCCCAGATCCTTCAGTTACCGCATTCAAGACAACGCGCATCTGCTCAAGCGGCCCAATGAAGTCCATGGCGTGTTCGGTAGAACCGAACACCATGCGAGCCTCTTTGATGTCACCGAGAACGTCAGAAACCTTTAAGCCATACTGAGAAGCGACCTTCCAAGAATCTGCGGTCGCCTTGGCGATGTCGATTTGATTAACACCGGCAGCAGCCATCTGCTGCTGAACATGGATCAGCTCCTTGCCGTGCTCCGCCAACTTCGCGACACCGGCAATGATCGCACCACCTGCCAAAATCCCGACGGTACCGGCCAGGGCGACATTCCAGCTCGAAAAAGCTTTCTCGACTTCGCCGACCTTACCCTTGAGGTCCAAGAGATCGGCCGCGATGACAGCCAAGACCGGTGACATGCCGTTAGTCAGTGAGATCGCGACGCCGATCCGCCAGACATCCATAGGTCACCTCGACTTTTGTAAGAAAAGAGCGCATCTTCTCGCCGTTTTTCACGGAGCGCTGAATGGGTATCAGATTATGGATTCGTGGGCCGCGCTTGCCGTTCGGCATGCGGGCAGGTGTCAGCATACCGTTGAGCGATCTGAAACCGTCAGGAAGACAAAAGCCCGCAGTTGAAGCGCAATCGACAACCAATCTTTCTTATGTGTACGTAATCGCTGGCTCTCAAGGTACCGTCAAGGTCGGCTATTCGACCAACCCGCAGATGCGGCTTGCTGCCCTTCAGACTGCTTCACCTGGCCGTCTAGATTTGGCTTACGCCCTCGCAACCGACATAGATGGGCGAATGATCGAAGCCGAAGCCCATCGAATTCTAGATCGCCATCGTTTGGCGGGCGAGTGGTTCGACGTTTCGCCACAGATTGCCACAGAAGCCGTCGAGCAAGCCGCCCGAAACATGGGGCTGCCACTCGTGTCTTCGGACGCCGCAAGCATAGCACGTGCCTTGGAGTCAGAAACCAAAATATCAGAGGCAGACGAACCAAAGAAGATGCCCACATTCTCCCGTTTTTGCTATTTGCTCTGCAATGCGCTTGGCATTATCATGACTTTATTCATACTTTTGGCGTGCCTAACTGATCAAAAACTGCAAACTGCGGGAATTTCCGCATTCGTAATACTTATTTGTGTACTCGCGGCGCCCTTGTTCTTTGTGGCGTGGTTCATAAAGAGAAGATGGAAGTCGCGACTGGAGACGGAAGCCCGTCTCCAGTCTATGGGTTTCTAATATCTCTTTTGTAGCGATGCCAAATCTTGCCACGACATGACGCACCTTACGTAGCCATGCCTGCCCTG